CATTGAGTCGAGGGCCTCCCACTGCAAGGTGGAGAAGGCCCTCCGGAAGCTCAGTGTCGCAATCAACCGAGACCCGGTACGATACTTTTACAAGATCCGGGGATATCTCGCGAATGATCGGCACTGCCCACTCGTGGGCGGGTTCTGCCTCGGTGTTTGCAACACCTACGGCTGGGATTGCTCGAAGCCTTTGACTCAGGAGGAACTCGACAAGTTGGCAGTGGAGGACCGCGAACGGTACTGGCAGGTACAGGGCGGCTCTTTCCCTGACAATGACGTACAATCGCATTTGGACACGATGCTCGCGGAGGTTGGATCGGACTACGGCATGACATCAACAGAGGTTGCCGAGCACGACGCCAGGCTCGCGGGTTGCAGCACATGGGAGGAACTACAGGAGCAGATGCTTGCGTGGAAGTGGAAAGACGAACAACTCCACGCAGACTACGCCAAGGGGAAGAACTACAAGTTCGACCATTCTGACTACCCCCGTGATGCACTCCTTGAGTACAAGCCAAGGGAGACTGGGAACCGCGGCCGCAGGCGTGTGGCTGATCGCTTGACCGAGTTAGGTTATGGCGACCGCCTCATGGACACGCCGGGCACTGCTGGTAGCCCCTCCGCTCGCGACGTCGCTCTACACGCCACAATGGCAATGATCGACGGCATCGAGTCTGGCAATCGCAGGAGATCCAAGCGCAGGCAACAGAGCGATCGCTCTGGCCAGGGCTCGAACTCTCGCCCGAGGGGTGGGACGTTCGAGGAGGGGCTGACTCATTCGCCCTTCTAGCTGCCCATGTATGCTGGTGCAACTCACGTAACTCCACGTGAGAAAACGGGTGATGGTACGGTGGTACCAGATTCTCGACAGCAAGAAAGCACAAGGGGCTTGCCGGCCTCGAAATCTTCGGATTATTACACATTTCTTTACGGATCACTTGGCGAAATGGTCAGTGCTGAAGCGCTTGCCCTCCGCGACGTTGTTCGCGGCAAGGACCCGCTTGGGTCGCTTTGCAAGCAGCGCCTCATCACTCCAGAGGCGTGTGATTGGGTTAAGTCTGCGCTCGACCCTTTTCACGACCTCCAACTGGATAACCTACGCGGTTACCCTGACGTATCGACCGAACCGACAGTCATCGTCAAGGTTCGCCAAGCCAAAACCATCTCGAGGCCTCCCGGCCTGGCTCAAGATGCCAACTGGGACTGTCACATCGTGTTATCACCGATTGACTTTGCCCCAGGCTCAGGAGGGACAGCCCCACACGACGGGGTCGTCATTCCCGCTTTGTCTCAGCCCGCAGCATCTGGTGGGAGCGCGGACACCTGTTCTGGACGTATCACGCTCCAGGACTCGTACGCGCCCGATAGCACCTTTTACTGCCACCGCTTGGACGGATTGGTAATCAGCTCAGTGCCGTCGGAGCAGTCCACCTTCACCCCAGGCCACATGCCTTTGACGGGTGGAAGTGGGTACGAAGCACAGCAGATCAACCTCGACTCCTACATGGACTACGATGACACAGACCTAGGGGTGTACCGTATTGTCTATTCTGGGTTCGAAGTGGTCAACACGACCGCGCAGATCGCCAAACAAGGCGCGGTCACTGTGTATGAGTACGGAAACAGCTTCGAGGTGGGTGCGTCCCAACCATCGTACGCCGAGAATGCGGGGTCGTTCCAGACAGCGTTCCCCACAGCCCGTCCCACAACGTATTTCCGGTGTCCTCCAAATTCTCTTGCGGAGGCTAAAATCATGCCGGGGTCACACTCGTGGGCAGCCCAGGACGGGTGCTACAACACAGCAAAGTTCCAGACCGATAACCCCTTTCAGGGGTTGACCAAACGACCATGGGTAATTCAGCAGAATAACCCAGTCGAGTCCCATGCTGCCGGCTACGTCGAAGTAGACGGTAAGTTTACGGGCGGGTCATTCGCGTCTGACTTTTCGCTGGGTGTTGAGAGCCAATCCCTGGGCCCGGGCGACCTTCCAGCGACGCATTGTTCGGGACCAGCACATTTCTCTCGGATGAATACTACCGGCGCTTACCTCACCGGCCTGTCATACGACACGACTTTGTTCGTGACGTGGCGGGTCGGCATCGAGCGCCTGCCAGCGGCAAACAAACCGACATTTCTGGCCCTCGCGCAGCCCAGTGCACAATACGATCCTAATGCACTGGTGCTCTACAACCTGGTGGCGAACGCACTGCCGCCGGGTTGCCCGCAGGGGTACAACGATGCCGGCAAGTGGTTCAGGTGGATTTCGGAGCAGGCAACCAAAGCCATTCCCCGTATCTATCCTGTCGTCCGCACTGCGTCGATGCTTGCCGACTCCATGCTCGGCAAAGCTCACCCCGCAGCGATGGCACTTGGTGGTATGAACGCGATGCTCAAGCCAAAGGCTGAGCAAGTCGCGGCGGCACGCCTGCAGAAAGCAGCGCGTGCCAAGTCAACCAGCCGTAGGGCACCTGCCAAACCAGCCCGTGGCAACGTTGGCAAATGGCAAAAACCCACCTCCCGCGGTGGCCGACCTGGCGGCCGCAACGGGTTGGGTTAGTTGCAGATTTCAAAATAGTTGCGTCTGCTGCGCGCGCCATTTAAAATCGTCCACGTCGAGGGGTCTCCGTGGATTTTACAGCGCGTTTAGAGTTAGCCGTACAGAATTTTACCTTTCGTCCTCCCCCTTCCAAGATGCGCTTTCGTGAGGTAGGGGTGTGGTACACTCGGGCACGTGATTTTCCGACTGTACGGAAGGCGGTAACAGGCCGGCGGCAACCGGCCGTGTCACACCAA